AGCAGTCCGCTCCGCCTTCGTTCGTGAGTGGATTCGGCGGCATGGTTACCGTTCAGTTGCAGACAGTAGATGTGGAGATTGTTTGATGCAGATGTCGCTCGTCCCATTGGTTCTTGAGGGTCAGTCGAATCCGCTGGTGGGGAGAGTGAGGCAGGTGTTGAACCTGCCCGGTGGTGACACACTTGATTCCCCGATGATGGAGGTGTTGCGTGGTGTGCAACGCTCGCAGGGGATACCACCGCACGGCAACCTGGATGAGCAGACGTTAGCGGTGTTCGACATCACTCCGTTCTAGAAAGAAGAGAGGGCCACCTTCGGGTGGCCCCTTTTTTTTATTCCGTTGGTATGTCCTCGATGCGGGTCGCTTGCATTTTGTGCCTCCCTTTGGGGAGGTTGCTTGGCTTGAAGGTGGCGAGTAGGTCGTCCCAACAAGGCTGACATAGGTCGCCCGTGTACCGCACGTTGCCGCGTCGGGCGGTCCAAGGGGAGATGGCCCCCTTGTCCTCGCGCAGCCCGCAGCGGTCGCAAGCGGTTATCTGTAACTTCACGACTACCCTGAAGCCTTTCTCAATGTCACAACATTGTCGCTGTCTTGTCGCAGCGACGGGAACATAGCACTACCTAGAACCATCTCATCTCGCCGAACTCGGTCGGCGGTGAGTCCCAGGTAACGCTCAGTCATCTGCGTACTGGAATGATGGAGGTGGGTTTGCACAAGTCGAAGCGCACCATCGACCGTGTTGTTGTTGAGTTCATCGAACCAGGCGCGTGCGCCGCTGGCTCGGAGCAGATGCATTCCCTGCCAGTAGGTATCTGTCCATCCGTAGTCTCCCAATATGCGTTTGATTACATCGTGCGGCCTGCTGATTTTGTTGTGTGGGTTCAGCGTGTGAGCGCCGAACCCGCGCTGCACACGGGCCGGAACGAGGTACCAGTCTGGCTCTAGCGCACCGCATTCCTGTTGATAATACAGGAGAAATTGGCGCAGTTCCCTCTCAAGTTCCTCACAAATTGGCATACGGTCGTAGTCGTCCGTCTTGAAAATTGTGACTCCAATGGTGCCTTCGTTGAGGTCAAGGTCACGCACTCGCAGGGCAGCCGCTTCGCTGCCCCGAAGGAACAGGAACAGGCCTAAGGCTGCGAACGCACGGTCCCGTGGATCGGAGGCTGCATCCAGAAACGCACCGAACTCCGAGACATCTAGCCTCTTGCGTTCCTTCTTCGGCACTCGCCGGTAGCGGATACCCATGAGTGGGTCTTGATCGACCGGCATCAGCCCTCGCATCCTGCACCACCGGAAGAAAGCGGACAGGCTGCTGTGGATCATGTTCACAGATGAGCCCGATCTGGTCCGACTGGCGTTTTCCAGAATGGTGAGAGCCTGGTCAATCGCCACGTTGCATACCAGGAAATCCGTGCCGAGCGCACGCATGGCGATGTTGAGTGCTGTCTTGTCGTTTTTGATTGTGGCGTTGGCGTATCCCTGGCTTCTGCGCCAGTTCACGTATTCCTTGCCAGCGTGTTGCAGAGAGACTTCTTGCATGATGAATTCCTTCCCCCGACAGCATACTGCATTCGCACTTGCGCGCGAGCATACCATTGCAGGATGATGTTCGGAACTTGGTTACAAATTCGACTCCTGAATTTCTTAGGGGAAAACGCCCACCCAATTGCTTTTATTCCCGATGCAGCATGTAAACTAGGGAATGAAGGAGGTCGGAGCGAATGCCAAAGCCACGCAAGTTGCCTAGCGAGTCGATCCTACGCAAGTGGGTGGAGGTTGAGGGAATGACCCACGCTCAGATCGTGGATCGGATACGCGAAGAGACAGGTGAAGAGGTGTCCCGGTCGTCCGTATCGGCGGCGCTATCCCGCGCCGGATTCACCAACCGAATCCGATACGACGAAGAGATCCCCTGGCCCCGCATATCCGTCGATCACAACACAGCGTTCCCGCTGTTCATGCTCCGCACCCAGGCACGGATGAACCGTGGCCTTCCAGTCAAACCGCAAGACATCAAGCGACTGGAAGAGTGGAAGAAGGAGATGACGGAGAAGAACCTCGTAGTTCACTATGAACCGCGCAGTCCTGAGGGTTTCTTCTACTGTGAGGCTCGGCCCGGTGTGGACACCGGCCTCGTCCGTGCCCCCGAACCCGAGACACAAAGCGCCTAACACCCCCCCAAAAGCCGAAGCCGTCGTGTCAACCCACGGCATGACAAAGGGCGGCTCGTCCGATGGACGACCGCTTCCGCCATGCGCTAGTCAGCCGTGGCCTTCGGCTTCCTCCGCGAGCAGGTTCTCGCGGTTCGCACTTCTATTCCTGGGCGCGTTGGTTAGCGTCGGACGCGCTCGATGAACGACGATGGAACAGTAATGCAGGATACTGTGAAAAGGTAACCGACACGCCGACACGCCCCGGAAAAGGCTGGCATGTTGCTGCTCAGGCTGCTACTCTCCGTGCCGTGGTCGCATTCGAATGGGAACTAGAGCAGTTCACACGCCTGCGTCTAGACGATGAAGTCGAAATCTTGATGGACAAGCAGGCGCGTCGCGCCCTCGTGCTATGGCCCTGGTACAAGCAAGGCGAGCCAGAGGTAGACAAGGCGATGTGGCACGCGCAAGCCCAGGGATTTGAGGTCATCTCCGAAGTGGGCAACATCATCGGGTATCGAATCCCCGAGGTGGACAACGAGGATTGGGAGTTCATTCTCATGGAGCCGCAATGATGGAAGCACCAGCACACCGCTCGTACTCACAACTGAGCCAGTTCATGCGTTGCCAGCGGCAGTATTACTTGGCAAAGATCGCCCAAGTGCCCGAGCATCCAGCCGTGTACCTGGCTGCGGGGACCGCTGTTCATTCGATGATCGAGCAAGTCAACTACGCTTTGGTGGGAATGCAAGATGATTGACCAACGTGGTATTCCTACGCACCAATGCGTGTGCGGCTCCGACACCTTCAAGGTGCTGGTCAAGTTTGAGGAAGGCGAGATCGTGTGGTGGACACTCAACGGCTACTGCGCTGCGTGTGAAGCGCCAGTCACCGTGCCGTGCCCGCTAGATGCAGGGGAGGCATCGTGCTAGACAACTTGACCGAACAATGGGCGACGGTGTGGGCGGAGACAATCGCACGCGCAGAAGAGCGCACCAATGTTCCCGCGTCTGAGTGGCGCGTTGCTGGCCGACGGACCAAGGCGAACCCCGAAGGGGAAACCTTGGACTTCTGGCAGTCCGAAGGGCTACGCCAGGTGGAGAACTACATCGAGTGGTTCTCCAATACTGGGTGGAGTATTGCCGTGCTGCCTGATGGCAAGCCCGGCATTGAGTGGCAAGGTGAAGTGAACTTCGGCGGCACACCCGTACGACTGGTGATCGACTGCGTGTACACCAACGGCAGCGACCTGATCGTCTGCGACTACAAGACAGGACAACGCGCACCGTACGGTCAAGAGCAACTGGCGTTGTACGCCAGCGCAATCGAACGGGCATACGGTGAGCGCCCGAAGTGGGGCGCGTTCTACATGAGCCGCAAGGGTGAACTGTCGGATCTCATTGACTTGTCCCCGTGGGGAATAGATTACTTCGACTTCATGTTCTCGTCGATGAACGAGATGATCGCAATGGGCACGTTCCCACCCACCGTCGGTGACCATTGCTCGTACTGCTCGTTCTCTGCTTACTGCCCCGCCAGCGATGGCCCCAAGTCCCATGAGTATCCATTGAGAATCAAGGAGGATAAGTGAGTAACACGACCGAATCACCGTTCAGCCTGACCATCAAGGTTGGACCGAACAACGACCTGCTCACGGGTCGTGCTGATAGCGCCGAAGAGATGCAGGTTCGCATCGAGCAACTGCGTTCTCTTGCTGCCTCAATGCAGGGTACTGGGCAACCTGCTACCCCGACACCCACGCAGGCTGTTCAGAATGTGCAGGACAGTATGGGTGCGACGGTCGTGGACCAAGGCTCCACCGCCATTGAAACGAAAGAGGACAAGTTCGGGAACCGCTACACCCGTGGCAACCCCGATGCTGGCACTTGCGTTCATGGCGCACGCATTGTGAAGAACGGGACGAACAAGGCTGGCCGTGCGTACAAGGCGTACGTGTGCATGAACGAGTCTCCGTTCGGTAACTGGCGTGATGACAAGTGCCCAATCGAGTGGCCCGCTAAGTAACTCGTCATGCGCTCTCTGCTTCAAGTAATCAGAGGGTCGTCGCAGGCGGGTGAGGATCTTCCCGAGATCCTCCCCGCTTTGACGACGGCAACGGTCATGTTCCGTCGCGGCCAACTGCATGTGATCGTCGGTCAGCCTGGTGCTGGCAAGACAATGCTCGCTTTGTGGTACGCCGTGAAGTTTGGTCAGCCTGCCCTGTACTTCAACGCTGACTCTGACGAAGGAACGATGGCGAACCGTGCCGCCGCCATCTTGCTAGAGAAGCCAGTCAAGGAGATCAAGGCAATGCTCGGCACGGAAGCCGAGGTGTTAGTTGAAGATGCCCTGCTGGAACTGAACCGTCGTGTGCGGATCGAGCGAGATCCGCAACCGACACTCGACGGAATCTACGAAGAAGTCCAGGCGTACGTCGAGGTGTTCGGAACCACACCTGCCGCAATCTTCATTGACAACCTGATGAACATCGCATCGGTGAGTGACAACGAATGGACTGGACTCAGGGACAGCATGGGTGCTTTGCACTCACTCGCTCGCGAAACAGAAAGCGCAGTCATTGCGCTTCACCACGCATCAGAGAACGCAAGCCGACCGGGTTACCCCGGCCCGATGCGTTCAGTCATGGGCAAGGTCAATCAGTTACCTGAGGTGATCTTGTCGGTGGCACGGGACGGCGATCAATACCACATCGCAGCGGTGAAGAACCGTGACGGTGAAGCAGACCCGAATGCTGACAGGCCCGTGACCGTGTGCTGCGACGCACCAACGATGTCGCTGTTCAACAGCCATCAAGAACTTGAGATGTATCGGACACGGAGGGAATGGAATTAGTGGAGTTTCCGCGCCTACCCCGTGCTGCCTGTGCTGGCACGGATCCCGAAGCATTCTTCGACACGACAGGACATTCAACGGAAGCAGCATTTGCGAAGCGGATTTGCCAATCCTGCGAAGAGAAAGATCCGTGCTTGGAGTGGGCGTTGCGCCACGAAGAACACGGGTTGTGGGGTGGCTCGACTGCGAAGGAACGCCGGGACATGCGCCGGGTATTGGGCATCAAGTTGCAGGCACCAGAGGTTGCCATCTTGGGGAAGGTGGGTTATGAGCAGCCAGTCGAAACGTAAAGGCAGCCAATGGGAGCGTGACCTGGAAGAGCATTGCAATCTTCTGGTCAAGGCTCGACGGCTACCTCGTGCCGGAACCAAGGACATCGGTGACGTTGCCATCGACGGCAAGACATTCGACATCGTGATCGAAGCGAAGAACGTCAAAGATGCGTGGGGTCAGATGAAGGGCTTCCTTCGGGAAGCCGACATCGAATCATGTAACTACGAGATGCGTTACGACAAGCCAACGATCCCCGTGGTGGCGACTAAGACCAGGCAAGCGGGTACGGGTGAAGGTCGTGTCGTGATGACGCTCGACAACTTCCTATCTCTGCTCAAGTGGGCAGGTGTTGCATGAATGACGAAGCAATGGAGCAGCAGTTAGTTGCCGTGTTTGAGCATTACAACCTGCCCGAGCCACGGTACGGAGAGCAGCCGATGCTGTGCCCGGTCCATGACGACCGAACCCCGAGTGCCTCAGTAAACCGTGCGAAAGGGCTGTGGCATTGCCACGCCTGCGGAGCGGGCGGAGGGGCTATCGCCCTCGTACAGGCGATGGAACAGGGGTCATACCAGGATGCTTGCAGCATGGTAGAGAGCCTGTCAGGGGCCACGACAGCCCCGATTAGGGCCACTCCACGCCGCACCGGAGGCCGTCGGTGGATTCCCCCCAAGTTGAGGCGTGCCATATGAGGCTGACGGTGGAGTTCCTGGGCTGGACCTTGGACATCAACCTCGACTTGACGACCAACATCGAGGACGAGGAACGAGGCGAAGCAGATCGGGTCACGACCAGCGACAACTCCGCTGTCGGATTCACCGCCGATCCCGCCTTCCGTGATTTGTATCCAGATGAGTACGAAGAATAGGAGAAAGCAGGATGATTGAAGCGCTGCTACTAGGTGCGATTGAGATCCCTCAGTACGAAGTGCCCGCCGTGTACCGGGAATACGAGGCGTGCGTTGCGGAGAGGGAATCCAACGGCAGACCGAACGCCGTGAACCCGACCGGCAAGTACCGAGGCATGTACCAGTTCAACGATGCGCTCGCCGATGGCACGACCTATCACATCATCGACTGGCTTGACACTTGGCACGACCAGCCGAAGAAGTACGCCGCCGCATTGCGGGAGATCCCGATGAACAAGTGGCCGGAAGAAGTACAGACCGCTGCGTTCGTGGCTGTGCTTGACGGGCACGACGCTGACCGCAGGTGGGCAGGGAAGTTTCACTTTGCCGGAGGTCGATGGACATGCTGACCATGCCCGAACCGTGGAACCAGAAGTGTCCCCATTGTGGAACCGAGCGTGCTGCACCGATGAATGGGTACGTCGTGCGTTGCTGCAACTACCGCGAGTGCGGTCGCTATCACATGACAGAGGTGGTGGAGAAGTGAAGATTGAGATGAGTGGCTACGCCTATGTGCGAGCAGACGCACGGAACGTCAAGGATCTGCGTACCTTGCTGCGCTTTCTTGACGACAACAAGGTGACCGACACCGCTGAATTGGATTGGAGTAGCGGATACCTGTACGTGTCGGTGATCGAAGATGCGACTGCTGATTTCATCGAATGCGGCGATCACATTCCGCCCGACCACAAGTTCGATGTCATTCTCAACACCCACGATCACGAGAAAGACAACACGCCAGCGATGTTCGACTGGCCTGCCATCGACCGCTACGCAGACGAGGCTCGACCCGAATGAAACCCAACGAGAAACTGATGGAGATGTGGACTCGTGCTGCACACCAGTACCACATGGAACTGCCGGGCTCACCGGCAGAGGAATACCTCGCTAGTCGTGGCTTACTTGATGCGGCTGAACAGTTTCTCTTGGGCTACGTGGCTGAAGCAGCACCCGGTCATGAGCAACGATTTGAGGGGATGCTGTCGCTGCCCTACATCACCCCGAATGGTGTTGTCGCTTTCAAGTTCCGTCGATTAGATGACGGCAACCCGAGGTATCAGTCACCGACAGGGCAGCGGCACCACCTCTACAACGTGCAAGCAATCATCGACAGCATCGACACAATCCTGATAGTTGAGGGTGAACTCGATGCTGTTGCCGCCACCGTCGCTGGCTTCCCGGCTGTCGCCGTGCCCGGTGTGAATGGCTGGAAGCCACACTTCCGTCGATGCTTCGACGGCATCGAACGGGTGCTTGTCGTATGCGACAACGACTTGAAAGAGGACGGTAGTAATCCAGGTCAAGAGTTAGCACGACGCTTGACGGACACATTACCTAGTGCTGTCCGCGTGTCCCTTCCGATGGGACAAGACGTAAACACTACACTTGTAGATCACGGAGCGCAGTTCCTCGCAGATCTTGTGAGGGCGGTCGAATAGAAGGGCGCTCCTATGGTGGACACTCCACCTCCTATCGCACCACCATTCGGTCTGTCAGTTGATGAACTACTGACGCATCACCGTCGAGCCACGAACTACGCACGCTTCCGCATCGCTGATGCTGGATCTCGTGAGTATTCAGAGGGCGACCATCAACGCATCGAGCAGTATGACCCTGCCCGAATGCTGTTGGAGATACGGCAAGAGGTAGCAGATGCCATCAACTATCTCGTCGGCCTAGACCTGCAACTTGGACGCTGGCAACGAAGGATTGAGGACATCGGATGAAGTCGATAGTAGTTATTTCCGACCTGCAAATTCCCTTTGAGGATCGCAAGGCAGTTGATGCTGTCGCTGAGTTCATCGAGGACTTCAAGCCAGACACCGTGATCTCTGTCGGTGACGAGTCCGACCTCGCACCTATCAGCAGGTACTCACTCAACACACGCAGCATGTATCAAGGTGACCTGGGTAAAGAGCGTGACCGAGTAGTCGAAGTGCTTGGCATGTTGCAGGTGAAACACATCACCCGCAGCAACCACCTTGATAGGTGGTTTTCTGCCCTGTCCCGAGTGCCTGCCTTTGAGACTATCCCCGAGATGCAGTTGGAAGAGTTCTACAAGTTCAGGGAACTAGGTGTTACCTATCATCAAGATCCCTGGTCACCGGCCCCCGGCTGGCTACTCTTGCATGGGGACGAGGGCACACAGTCCAGCAAGTCGGGGCAGACGGCATTGTCCCTAACTCAGCGGACTAATCAGAGCGTGGTGTGTGGACATACACATAGGCAGGGCATCGCACATCACACGATGACCTGGCTTGGCAACAAGAAGCCTCGACTTCTTACTGGCTTTGAGGTGGGCACACTCGCCGACTTCAACTCACCTGGCATGAGGTACGCCAAGTTCAAGAACTGGCAGCAGGGGTTCGGCTTGATGTACGTGGACAAGAGCAACGTCACACCTGTCGCTGTGCCGATCATGAACAAGTCGTTCATTGTCGAGGGCACACGCTACGGGTGGAGGTGAATGCAGGATGTTGGATAACAACGATGTGATGTGGCTCGATGTCATGGAGTTGGCGGCAGTTGCTGCCGCACCCGTGCATCGCACCTTCAATAAGTTCATTGAGTTCGATGACCTCAAGCAGTCTGCGTGCGAGTTCGCTGTCAAGAAGAAGAACAAGGTCATCGAGTACCTGGACCGGGAAGATAAGGACGAGCGCAGGCAAGGTGAGACAGCACTTATCGTCATGCTGCGCCGTCATTGCGAGCGGGTGGCACGCAAGGAGAAGGCCAGCCGTGCCGGGTACAACGTGGAAGATGAATACTTCTACCGGCCTGCTGTCGTAGAGAACCTCATCAAGGTATGGGGATCAGGTGACACGGACCTGGCTGGTCAAGTGTTCGACCCGGCAGACATGGGTCAGAAGAGGCGCACCAAGGTAGCGAGTGAGGGCAACGACTTACTTGCCATGATCGCTGACATCGACGCAGCCATGCGTTCACTTGACCCACGCTCATACGGCGTGGTGTACCTGCGGATAGTGGACGAGATGAAACTGGCGGAGATTGCGAAAGAGTGGGAGGTATCTCCGCAGCGAGTGGATCAGATATTCCACCGGGCAATAAGAAAGGTCATCGAATACTTGGGCGGTAACAGCCCGTACTGAGGGAGAGGGGAGCCGTGTGTGAGGCGGCTCCCCCCTTCCCTATTTCAGTTTGTCTAGCCAGGCGGGTTGGTTCATGGGCATAACGATCATGCCCGTGCCTGGTGTCGGCTCCTTGTGTGCAGAGCACAAAGACTCCGACGCTTTCATCGCTTGCTTCTTCGTGGTCCAAGGTCCGACTGCAAGATAGGGACCGCCAGCCATAACTCTGGCGACCACTATCCATTGGTCCTTGGTGACACGCACCTCATCAAGAGCCTCGATTGCTTCACGCGCCATGTCCATTGCGTCGTCGGACATATCTGGATCGAGAACTCTTGCGACGGCACGCATCTCACGCATCGTCGGGCGAGGCATCATCTTCTCCCGTCCCGTAGAACGTGCCGTCCTTATCTACATGGACAGCACCCATGTGACGGACAGCCATGCGTAGTTTCCTGTCGATGCAGCGGCGACACTCGTACCCCCGAATGGATTGCTCACATTCGGAGGCCGAGCAGTCACGCTTACACAGAGCGCACGTAACCTTGCGCGTCACCGCTGCCCTTCGACGGGGTACGACACCCACACATGGAACTTGCTGCCGTCCTTGCGTGCTGCTGCACGCAGACCAGCCAGGCTCTTGATGCTGCCGCTGTTGATCTGATTGGCGTACACATAGGCAGCACCATCAGACTTATCGCCGAGATCGTAGGACTGAATGATGGTCCACTTGCCTGCGTTCTGCTTGCACTTCTCAACGAACCGCTGGTTCTTCTCGACGCGGGTGGTGTTGAGTTTGATGGCGGGGGGAGTGTCAACGAACTTCATAACTGTTACCTTTCTAGGTGTTGGATGATAGGTGGGTGGGGGCCAGCCCCAAGCGGACCCCCACCTATTCAGTTGTCACGCAGCGAGCACGAACTCCTGCGCGAGTTCCAAGGCACGCACCTTGAACTTGGTGTCGTTGCCGGTGAGCACACGACGAGCACGGTTACCTCGTGAGAAGTAGTCGTGGTACTCGACGGCTGCCTGGTACATGGCTGCCGCTGTGCCTTCGATGTTGCGGTTAGTGTCGGCGTGCATCAGGTTGAGCACGGTGTTGCGCTTGTCATCGACGTACCGCTCCTGCCTTTCCGTGCCCTCAATGGGCATGGGGAACAGGCGCTCGACGTAACCCACCTCGTCACCGAGGGTGGCCTCGTGCTTCAACAGTTGCTCCATTGCCTCGTCGTACTTGTCGAGGTTCTGGATTGCTGCAAGCACAGCGTCACGCAGCATGGGTAGAGCAGCGACACCTGACATGGTGTGCCTGATGCGTGAGATGTAGCCACGGCCACGGAACACGGCGGGTATCTGGTTCTTGCAGGTCATGCGCTCCGACCAGCCACGCACGGTGGCTGCGACCGTGCCATCATGACCTGTTGCAAACATGATGGAGCGGTGGTGCGGATCTTCCAGCCTGCATTCGCTGCTCAACTTGGCAATGACGATGACTCTCTTGCCATAGTCGATGGACCCTGCGCTGCTGATCTCCGTGATGAAGCCCTCGTTCATGAGGTAATCGAGTGGCTCCAACAGTTCGGAGTTCTGGATTGGCTGATACCTCCTGCCAACCACGCCAAGTGGGTGGCGTAAGCCATCGGGATACACGGACACGATGGCCTGGTTGCTTGGTAGTTCCAGCCCTGACTTAGTTATGACTGGCTCTGTCTCTACATTGAAGTCCAGTCCCGCTATGCGGACTGCATCTTCCACGCTGTCGGCTGCCTTGGTGTCCAGTAACACCCCGTCAAGGAGCGATGTCTGTCGCCCCGTTACTTCCTGCATTGTCGCCGTCATTTGCGGCTCCCTTCTTGTTGTGTGTAGATACTAGCAGGCTGTGCCATCATCTTGCATTCGGGGCAGTAAGACTGCCCTCTCTTCTGCCTAACGAACTCTTGCTCACGGCCTACGTCTTTGCCCATCTCGTGCGCCAAGATGATCGTGCCCACCACGAACACGGCGAGCAAGATAACAACACCACTCATTGGTTTATTCCCTCCGCTTGGCACTCGATGCACTCGTCCGAACTAACGATCTCGATGCGGTGGTCGAGTATGAACTGAAGTGCTTCGATCAGGTTGGCTACCTCGCTAACGTCAAGCCATTCGACCAGCCACTCGTAGGTGAACTGGCCTGGCTTTTGTCCGTACCTCTTGTAGCCAATGTGGATTCCGCTGGACTCAGGGAACTCAACTACCCCGATCTCTCCCGACACCACGAGTGGGTCGAGCCTGCCGCAGTCAACCTGCAAATCAATCGTCATCATGCTTCCTCCCTCTGTTTCAGTATGTTTAGTGCCCTTTCGATGTGGGTCAGTGTTTCGTCCAGCATTGGGTTTCGTGGCAGGTCACCGTACTGTTGCTGCACCATCGCTATCACTCGCCAGGATTCCCGCAGGTCATGGCTTGCCTGCGCCAGGTCCTCTGCTACCCAAAATCGATTCATGCTTCCTCCTTGTGACATTCGCAATCGCATGTCAGGTACTCACCCTTGCCGTAGCACCTGTCGTGATCTGACTCGTAGCCCCTCTGCTTCTTGCAGTAGGCACTAATCACGCAGCACCACCCGCTGCTGCGTACTGTTCGGCGGGAGACTCGATGGAATACGGGTCGCAATGCAGCCACTTGCTGTTGCTGTAATCGCCGTTCTCGTCCCGCTCACCTAGTTCATATGCGACCAGCGTGTACGGAACCTGCTTGCCGTAGGTGTGCTCACGTTCGGCGATAGTCAACTTGCCATCGACCACCTCGTGCCGCCAGCCAGCACCGTCCTCACCGTCCCACTCCATGAACGATCCCTCTTCCACGAACGGTGCAACCAGGGCAATGAACAGATCCTCTTGCCCTGCCTTACTGTCATACCCAACGAGTTCGACCATGCCATCGTGGGAATGCACATCGAAGCCGAGAAGAATGAACACCTCGGCTACCGATGTCACCGTCTGGTCGTATTTCGCTGGCATCCACGAGAACCACTTGAGATCTTCCCTGTTGCCACCGAACGAACCGCCACGCTTCCAGTCATGGAACTTCCAGTTAGCGTCCTTGAGAACCTGCAATACCTCGCCAGTCTCAGGGATAGAGAACTCTGCCCGACGTAGATTGATGTAGTAACCCATGTGCTTCTCCTTAGTTGTTGATTGCGGTTCGACCACCGCTGACTGATTGACTGTTACCGAGTGAGGCACGACGGCCTGCCTCTTGGCCTGCGTTACGGGCAGCACCACCAACACCAGCACCACCACCACGCCATGACCCACGCCCCTTCGGGACGGAGGCGTAGAACTGATCCACCTCGCTGCGCCTGTCCGCAAGGACGAGCGCACCTGTCGTGGACTCACCACTCACATCGAATGTTTCTTTCTCGATGTTGCGTGCCGCATCACGGCAGCGCTCACCGATGACACGAGTGAAGCCCTCGTAAAACGAGCGCCGTGCCGTGCGCTTAGTCATGGTGCGCACCTCACCCATGCGGTCGATGAAGTAGTCACGGTCACGCCAGTCGTCACCTTTGAGGTAACGCTCGGCAGCGGACACCATCTGCAACGACAGCGACTGGTACATCTGCGTCGTGATGTCGATGTCCGACGGGAAGCCATGTGCCACCACGTACCGTGAGTCACGGTCGATCAGGAACTTGACGCTGTTAGCCCTGCCGATTGCCATGTAGAGGTTGACAAAGAATGCCCGTGTCTGGCTGCGGTCATTCCAATCGAACAAGTGCACTCGTCGTGCCTCGGGCTGCTCCTTCCTGGGCTGACCGCCTGCTTCCAGGCGTGCCAACTCCATGTCGATTGCGTACTTGGTTGCCAACTCCTGAGCCTTAGCGATGTAGGTATCGCGCTCAATGTCGTTGGTTGTGCTCTCTGCCTTGGCTAAGAGAGCACCAATCCGGGTAGTGATGTCGCTCATAGCACCTCGCTTTCTTGTTGGATAGTATCCTGCATACATTACTTGTTGTTGATGCCGGTCACGGCAGCCTCCGCCACCGCACTCATGTCCTCGTCGTCCCAGCCGAAGCCGTACGTGAGCGTGGACTCCTTGCTCTGGTAGCACAGGCACAGGCCGAACTCGTCGCCACAATCCAGGCATGTCTCGCATGTCAGGCAGTAGCCGAACACCTTGGCCTCGTCATGAGTGAGGTAGGTGGCACACGCCGGGCACACATCGCGCCCGTCAAAGTCATGCTCGATGACCGAGTGTGCAGACAGCGCACCGTACGCACCGAGGCTGGACGGCTGCCAGTAGACAGCCTGGTACGAGTCATTGCTCCACCAGATACCGTCCACCCAGTCGCCCATGTGCTCGTTGAGCAGGTAGATGTCGTACTTGAGTGACTCTTCGGTGGTGAACACGATCACCTTGGAGCCGAGGAACTGCTCTAACTTGCGCCAGTTCTTAGCCTTGTCCAGCACATGCAGGCCACGGCGGGGCAACTCCACCTCAGCGAACCAGCGAGTATCGCTGCGGTCCTTCTCCCGTGGGGCAGCGGAGATGATGCCGTTATGGGCAAGCACCGTGCCCTTGCTGCCGCCAACGGTGAACGGGTGGCAGTTGGCTAGGTCGGTAGTGCCGTGCGTTGCGTAGCGTGCATGGAACATGGACGCGCAGCCAGGGTTATCGGCGAGAGCCTGCTCGTAAGTCTCCAACGCAACGGTGTGATCCATCGCCCGGCCCGTGATGATGCGGTCGCCGAGATGGACAGCCCAACCGAAACCGTCGGGATTGTTGATGCACGCAACCTCCAAGCCTGCGTAGTCAGGGGTAGCGTCGTGGTCACAGTAAGCAAGTAGGCACATAGGGTGCTCCCTTCTAGGCCGAAGCCATGTCGAACTTGTCGGCGATGAGTGCCGCCAAGTGGGGGTAGGTGTCGCGCTGCATCAGCGCGTAGTGGGCGAACACATCGAACTTCATGCCGCCTGCGAAAGCCTGTTGGGTGGTCATGTCCCGCGTGTAGGACACGAGAGCGTGGAGGAACTCGATGTTCGCGATGAGTCGCTCAGGCTTGAGCGAGCCACGGAACATGCGAACCTCCACCGTCTTACGGTTCTGGAGATTGACGGCTAGGTAGCGGTCACCCGCACCTCCGTAACGCTTGCGATCCTTGATGTCGCGAGGCAGGGTCACACGACGCGAGTAGTCGCCCATGAACTCCGCGTAATGCACGCTGCCCCGTCCCGCCAGGCGGTGCATCTCTGCGGGATTGCGGTAGATGAACTGCGTGAAGCGGTACAAGTGAGCCGACGAGCCACCGAAGGCACGCGAGTCAATGTGAATGTGGATACCGCACGTATCGGTATTCCACGAGCGCATACCCAAGTCACGGGCACGCTGCATAGTATCCTGCAATCGGGGCAGCAAAGCCTGCCACGAGTCCAGGGTGCGCGGGTGAGACACCATCTCAAAGGAGTCGTCGGACATGAGCGAGCCGTCCGACTTGTAGTAGAACTCGTCGTGATCGAACTCGTTCATGAAGTGGTCGAGCGCTTCCTGTCCGCCGCCATTCCTAGACTCCATCTCGATCTCCGCACCGAAGTACAGCCACGACGCAGAGCCACCGTGGAAGTACGGCGCAGGCTTGTACGAGTAGTCCTCCAAGCCCGACAGATAGCCGCTATCGCAAGGCCCGTCCGTGTGGTACGAGTCACACGACTCGCAGTAGGAGGCGTGCCTATCAGCGCACGAATCGCAATACGTGTAGCAGCCGTCCACGTCGTAACCGATCTCGTGCACGTCATCGAAGTAGTCGCCGCAGTAATCACAGCCCCACACGTTGTGCCCGTAGCAGTCATCACACAACTGCCGATAGCCCGTATCCATCAGGCTGGACTCCGCGAAAGAGCCACCGCAGTAATCACAAGCCACCGTAGGTGGCGCAATCGTCGTATCGGTCATATCTACTCGCAATCGCAATCAAGGCCATTCATGCAACGCATGAAGTCCGCGAAGCGGAACTCGTCCACCTCGCGCTCGTAGCGCACGTAGTCGCTCTTAGTGATGAAGCCCGACTCGTAGATGTCGAGCAGTACCCAATGGGTGACGTACCAATCGTCGTCGTGCATGTCGTCCGGCTCCGAAGGGAAGTCGTCCAACTCGCGGAGGTACGTGCCAGCGAGGGCAATGATGTCCTCGCGATACGCATGACGGGTGATGCGATCAAGCACCTCGCCCGTCGCGGTAAGAGTGGTGGCAACCATGCCAACCCCTTTCGCAATATGTCAGACAGCCTTTGCCTGACACAACAAGTCTAACATCTACCCATACATGTTGCATTAGAGTTAGCATCTGACGATCCGTACTATGGACAGTCGGCCTCCGGCCTCCCGTCGGCGCGGGCGTGCCGCGCCCGTGGGCGCGTGCGGCATGGCAATCGGTGCGTGGATAATGCTGCAAGTCCGCGTCCGGCGACAAGCCTGCCCACCCCTGACCCCAGGTTTGTAAACCTGGCCCCCACCCCCCATACCCCCTGTCCTCTCAAATATTTTTGCCTACAAATGGGGGCATTCTGGACATCTTGCAAAAAAAGTTGGGGTTGGGGGGTTGAAATCACCCCATTTTCAAGCCCTCTCTATTAGTAGAGAAGAAAAAAACGTTGGAGAGGCTTCGCCTCGGAAACGTTCGTGAATCAATGGGATTGAGTGGGAGAGGTCTATCCAGCGGCCCCCCTGGATTTTGGACTCTGTGATTCCTCTGTGGGGGTTGTATGTCGATGGATTCTTCGCCTCGCCGCCGCGTGAGCGCGGACGAGGCTCGTAAGGAACTGATAAATCTGGTCCGGCAGGGCCGGACGATTACTGACGCACTTAAGGTTGTTGGCCGCTCGCGGTCGTGGTACGACGCGCAGCGGCGTGAGGCTGAGGGTTTCTCCGCGTTGATTGACGGGGTGCGCCTTCGGCAGTCTGACGCTGCCTCGGCTGCCCGCAATTCGGACATCGGCTTTTCTGAGTTTTCGGAGAAGTACCTGGGCACTCGGGTGTGGCCGCATATGCAGAATGTGGTGGATCTGCTGGAAGGCCGGGAACCTGAGTGGCTGCCCGAGCAGATGATCTACGAGCCGGGCACAGCGGGGCTGGCCCGTCTGCTGGTGAATGTGCCCCCGAACCACGCCAAGTCGATGACGGTGACGATCAACTATGTGACGTATCGGATTGCGAAGGATCCGAACATCAACGTCCTGGTGGTGTCCAAGACCCAGGAGCAGGCGAAGAAGTTCCTGTACGCGATCAAGCAGCGTTTGACCCACCCGAAGTATGCAGACTTGCAGGTGGCGTTCGGCCCGGCTGACGGGTACCGGGCTACCGCCGACCAATGGGCAGCGAACAAGATCTATTTGGGTGGGGATGCCCGAGACTCCGGCGAGAAGGATCCGACCGTTGAGGCTCTCGGGATGGG